ATCCTAGATGCCGATACGATTGCAGCCTCAAGTAATGCGACGCTGTATAAGACGTTTCGTGGGGATACGACGGATACTAACCACATTATGTTCGGGACAAATGCGGGGCCACATATTCTTGCGGCTCATAGTGCATCTACGACTTTACTGATAACTAGCGGTGTAGGCTCCCCAGTGTTCAGAGAAGATGGAAGCATTGCATCTTATGCGAACCGGGGTGATGTCTTTACGGCTCTTGTGGATAACACAGACCATACTATTGGTGTGGATGAAGCAGACCTTTCGGCAAGTTCAACATGGGCATCCAGCGGCTTCTACATTGGTGGGGAATACAGTTCTGGTTGGGGTTCAAAAGGCCGCCTCTACGCATGGGCCGCAGTGGACACACGACTCGATGGTCGTGGCCGTGACTTACTCGAAAACTTCATGATAGGAAAGAAACCCTCATGACCGAATATACAGTTCGATCCCTAGTAATCATCTGCCCTGTCGATCAGATAGAAGCTATCGACCAGATGGCAAGTTCCATTGGCTACAAGGCTGGGTTCTCTATCCCGCTGTCAGCCGATGGTACAGGCGAGCCTACACATAAAGGGCTACACGCCACCGCTCGTAGGCATTTCCTGTGGCTAATAACAGGACAGCCAGAAGAAGTGCCAGCCATTCCTGACGAGCCTACGCCGCTCACAGAGGAGCAATACGAAGCTCTTACGACAGCGGAAGCTGCCCTAATCTATCCTGACCCTGAAAGCGAAACCTTTGAGGCTGACAAGGCTGCATACCACGAACAGCTAACTGCCATTCGTGCGCCTATCAATGCTTATAACGCGGCTACACGCGAACGCGCATGGGCGCAGGTAAAGGCACAAGAGGTCGAGAGTGATCTAGCGATTTACAATCAGTACATTTCTGCAATGTTGGAAAACTATTCTGAGGAGGACATCAATGGACTTCGTTCAGTTTTACTTGTTAGCAGCGATCCTGTTGTGGACGACGTGGCTCTTCGTGGTAGCGCACATGTTAATTACCTAGCGGCTGCTAATAATCTACAAGTGATTGTGCAAGATGGAATTTGATCCGTTCGACATACGAGCGCAACAGCGCAAGGATGCTGACGATCGGCATGAGGGCGCTATAGAGGAGCGCACTGAGGCTGATGACTGGGCTTGGCTTATGTCAAGCAAGCGTGGACGCAGGATTATGAGATCTATGCTAGACTTTTGTGGCGTCTACAAAAGCTCTTTTACAGGTAATAGCGAGACCTATTTTCGCGAAGGGCAGCGCAATGTTGGATTGCGAATGCTTTCGATGGTACAGATAAATGCGCCTGAATTTTATATTGAGATGATTAAGGAGGCTAAAGATAATGCTTGATGAAGCAACACAAGATACGTTGATGACTGCTGAAGATAACACCGAGAGCGAGTCGTCTACGACGCAGGACACACCGGATGTGTCCGACCAGCAGGAGTCTGCTGAAACAGAAGAGGTCGTGTCTGAGGAAAACCAGCCCGAAGAGGAAGCGACTGAAACAGAAACTGAAACGGATTACGAGTTTACGTTTGAGGAAGGCATTGAGATTGATGCTGACACTCTGACTAACCTCAAGGATCTGTCGAAGGATTTGGGTCTGTCTCAGGAGGCTGCGCAAAAGGTAGCAGACCTTGGAGCTTTGCAAGCCCAGCGATGGGCCGAGCAACAGCAACAAGCCATGCAGACCGCGCAAGCGGAATGGGTGGATCAGGTAAAGTCTGATAAGGAGATCGGCGGCGACGCGCTGACCGAGAACCTTTCTGTTGCAAAAAGTGCTTTAGCTAGGTTTGGCACGCCAGAGCTAACACAACTGCTGGATGAAAGCGGACTTGGAAATCATCCTGAGATGATCAAGGCTTTTCACCGCATAGGCAAAAGCATCAGCGATGATGTGATTGTTGCGGGTGGTCGCGGTACTAACCAGCCACCTGATCCTGCCAAGCGTCTGTATGACAAATCTAATCTCGTTTAAAGGAACTTAATATGTCTACATTATCTACAACCCACCCAACCCTGATGGATGTTGCCAAGCGGCTAGATCCAGATGGTCGTATTGATACCATTGTTGATATTCTTGCAGAAACTAACGAAGTCCTGCCAGAAATGACAATGCTGGAAGGCAACCTTCCAACAGGCCACCGCACCACCATGCGCACTGGCCTGCCTGCGCCAACATGGCGTAAGCTGTACGGTGGCGTCCAGCCATCGAAATCAAGCACAGTCCAGATCACAGATACGACTGGTATGCTTGAGGCGTATGCTGAAGTCGATAAGGCTTTGGCTGATCTGAACGGCAACACGGCTGCGTTCCGTCTGTCTGAAGATCGCGCACACATTGAAGGCATTAACCAAGAGTTTGCATCTTCTTTGTTCTATGCTTCTGAGGCATATGCTCCAGAAGAAATCACTGGCTTTGCTCCTCGTTATAACAGCCTCTCTGCTGAGAATGCTGAAAACATCGTACAGGAAAGCGGCATCACTGGTCAGAACGATTGTTCGTCAATCTGGCTCGTTGTCTGGGGTCCGAATACCTGTCACGGTATTTATCCAAAAGGCTCGCAGGCTGGTCTCCAGGTCGAAGACAAAGGTAGTGTCACAATTGAGAACGTCGATGGTTCCGGCGGACGCATGGAAGCCTATCGCACGCACTACCGTTGGGACGTTGGCCTGACTGTTCGTGACTGGCGTTATGTTGTTCGTGTTCAGTTTGACAGTGGCACACTGACAGGTGACGCAGCATCGGGTGCAAACCTGATTGACCTGATGACACAGGCCGTGGAAATCCCACCAAGCCTGACAGCTGGTCGCGCAGCTCTCTACTGCAACCGTCGCACGAAGCAATTCCTGCGTCGTCAGATTGTCGAGAAAGTTTCGGCCTCGACACTCACCATGGATCAAATCGCTGGTAAGCATGTAATGTCGTTCGACGGCATTCCAGTGCGCCGCGTTGATGCAATTCTCAACACTGAATCGGCTGTCGCTTAGTTATTGTAAGAAAGGATAATTGATATGATTATGGACGAACGCAACGAGTTTGCAGATAACGTATCGGTGGCAGCAGGAGCTGGCACTGCACTGATCGGTGATGTCATCGATCTTGGCTCAGTAGGCCGTGACATCGGAAACGGCGAGACAGTTTATCTTGTCATCCGCACGGGTGCTACAGAGATCATTACTGGCGGTTCCGCTGGTACGATTTCTTTTGCCCTAGCCTCTGATGCTCAAGCTGCTATCGCAACTGACGGATCAGCTACCACACACTTCAGCACAGGCGATCTTGTGACTGATGATGCGGCAGCTAACTCTGTTCTGTTGAACGCTGGTGGCACAATTGCTCAAGTTGCTCTGCCGCTTGGCGATTACGAGCGTTATCTAGGCATTCTGGCAACAATCGGGACGACCACTGTAACAGCTGGTACGATCGACGCATTCCTGACGAAAGATCCTTCGGCTTGGAAAGCATATGCTAACGCACCTAATGCGAACGCTGTCTAATGAAGAAGGTCGTCGCTAACGCTATGGGTTTCTACAAAGGTGCGCGTGTTCGAGCAGGCGAAACTTTTGTAGTCCCAGACGGTTTTTCTGGTTCTTGGTTTTACGGCGACGAGCCGCAGCCGAAAGCCAGAAAGGGGCGTCCCAGAAAGTCTGAAGTTGCTCAAGAAGTAGAGCAAACCCCAGACGTAGACTAAACGATGTGGGGAGGCTAATGTCTCCCCATATTACTTGAGAGGATGTGTCATGCCAAACGCTGTTGATATTTGTAATCTAGCTCTCTCGCATTTAGGGGATCGAGCAAACGTAGTAAGCATTGACCCACCGGAAGGTAGCGCACAAGCAGAACATTGCGCACGCTTCTACCCAATTGCTCGTGACATGCTGCTGGCAATGCACCCATTTTCCTTTGCAACCAAGCGTGTTGCATTGAACAATCTTACGGCGACAAGCTCGCCACCTGCGCAGTGGGAATATACATACGCTGCACCAAACGCTGTTGTTAAAATACTAGGCGTGTTTGCACCCAACGGACAGTATGACGAAGATAAAACAGAAGTAGAATATGAACTTGGCTCAGACGACAATGCGACGCCTGTTCTGTATTCTAACATCGAAAATGCTATAGTGCGCTACACGACATATGTGGTTGATACAACGCGCTTCCCGCCTCTGTTTACGACTGCGCTTTCATATGTGTTGGCAAGTTACCTTGCTGGCCCGATCATAAAAGGGCGCGAAGGTATGCAGATTGGCGAAGCAATGCTGTCTCGTGGTGTTGCGTATGCAGGCAAGGCGTTTGCAGAAGACGCCAATCAGCGCAATCGTTCTGCAATCCGTGAGGATTCAAGACACACCGCTCCGTGGTTAGAAAACCGTGGATCAATCTGGCCTTACACAAAGACATCGTTGTTACCTAATGGTTAAGCTATACACCCGCTCATTCAACGGCGGCGTCATCACACCTGAAATGTACGGGCGTCTTGATGACGTTAAAAACAATACGGGTCTGGCTGAGTGCCATAACATGATTGTGCTGCCACAAGGTCCGGTCGTGACGCGATCTGGCACTCAGTACGTGCGTGAAGTCAAAGACAGCAGCAAGTATACCAGGTTGCTTCCGTTCCGATTTAGTTCCACGCAAACTATGATGATTGAAGCAGGTCCGGCATACTTTCGTTTTCATACGTTTGGCGCAACGTTGCGCGTGCCGACAGCTGAAAACCTGACAGCGTACAATGCTTCCAGTGCCTACAATTACGGCGACATCGTAAAAGGTAGTGGCGCAACCCACCAGCCGTATTACGCGGTGCAGGATGTTCCAACAAACACAGATCCTGATACGCCAGCAAATCAATACGACGCAACACCAATTGTTTCTGTCGAGTGGCAAGCAACGCAAACAGGTCTGTCATCTGTTCCTGCTGACTTTGAGTATGTCGGCACAGAGTTGCCGACCGTAGCTGTAGCTGGTCAAAAGATCGCTATATCCCGTGTGGTTTATACCTACACAGATGTTAGTAATGTAGAACCGTCATATGGTTATGAACCACGCTTTGGTGGCACAATATCTGTGCCAATCCCGATGACGGTATACGATACATATACTGGCGTTTCACTTGTTTTGCCTAGCGGTTACTGGATGCCTTTTCCAGCCGATGCCACCTTGAATGTTTCGCCCACAGAAAGTTATTTCCTGTACGAGATCCCGTCACCTTACGCGGAAAATGACCTTAAAGATTTGCACTTTGTGCAAAGCGCCGATGTCATGACTATTGTGCATCCAAACTACGCGCCACGTGAATTACGCAGAGAGGGCGCGACAACGTGGAAGCTGCAAACCATTGCGTTTGGATCGACACTAAGTGCGCCAACAATTAGTTCTGTTACAGCAACGCAAGCCTCTAATCCATCTGACACGCAGAGCTACAGCTATGTTGCGACGAATGTGACGGATGACCAGCTGGATGAAAGTGTGGCGTCGGCTGCGGTAAGCGCAACCAACCAGTTATTTGACACAGGCGCTAAGAACACAATCAACTTTAGTGGTGCAGCACGTCGCAACGTCTACAAGCTATCTGGTGGCATGTACGGGTTTATTGGCCAAACAACCACGACATCTCTGGTCGATGACAATATTGCGCCTGACATGAGCAAGGCACCGCCATCTAACGAAACGCCATTTGCAACAGACTTCCCAGCAGCGGTTGCATATTTTGAGCAGCGCCGTGTATTTGCGGGAACGACCGACAAACCACAAACCTTCTGGATGACGAAGACGGGCGCTGAAAGCAATCTGGACTACTCCATACCTGTCAGAGATGATGACGCTATCTCGATCAGAATTGCTGCCAGGGAGGCAAATACGATCCGGCATGTTGTGCCAGTCGGAGACCTGATACTGTTTACTGAAAGCGCAGAGTGGCGCGTTACGTCAGTTAATTCAGACGCGATCACACCGACAACGCTTGGCGTGCGTCCGCAATCGTACATTGGCGCTAATAATGTGCAGCCTGTTTTGGTTGGCAGTTCTGCGGTTTACGCTGCGGCAAGAGGTGGTCATGTTCGTTCATTAGGTTATGACTTCAACGTCAACAGCTATGTGTCGGTTGATATGTCAGTGCGCGCTGCGCATTTGTTTGATTACAAAACGATTACAGACATTGGGTATTCTAAAGGCCCAGTGCCGATCGTGTGGTGTTTGTCGAGCGATGGTCGATTGCTTGGTATGACGTATGTACCAGAGCAACAGGTTTATGCGTGGCACACACACGCCACTGATGGATACTTCGAAAGCATTGCGGTCGTTGGTGAAGGCAATGATGACATATTGTATGCAGTTGTGCGCCGTGAGATTGATGGCGTCAGCAAGCGGTATGTCGAGCGTTTGAGTAGTCGTTACTTTGAAAAGCTGGAAGACTATTTTGGTGTTGATTGCGGTCTGACATATACGGGTTCCCCAGCTACTGTAATTAGTGGGCTTGACCACCTAGAGGGTAAAGAGGTCGCAATACTTGCAGATGGTGCTGTTCAGAAAAAACAAACCGTTGCAAGCGGACAGGTTACATTGCCTGTTGCGGCAAGCAAAGTTCACATTGGCCTGCCCATTGCTGCCGAGATTGTCACAATGCCAATGGCAGTAGAAATGAGAGGTCTTGGCGCATTTGGTCAGTCAACACCTAAGAGCGTAAACAAGGCAACGCTGCGTGTGTTTAGGTCAAGTGGCTTCTCTGCTGGAACAGAGCCAGATAATATTGTTGATGCGAAAGTCAGGACTACAGAAACGTTTGGATCGCCACCTGCTTTGCAGACTGGCGAAATAGATGTAGAAATTGCTTCAGGCTGGACACGCGAAGGCAAAGTGATCGTACAACAAAATGATCCTGTGCCATTGTCGATCGTCAGCATGACATTGTATGCAAGTTTTGGAGGTTAGAAAATGGCTTTGAGCGCAGGTATGCAAGCCTCATTATCTCTGGGCGCACAAGGTCTGGGCGCTGGTATGAGTGCTGTCGGATCTTATTATTCTGCTAAAGGCCAAAAGACAGCTATGAAGTTGCAAGCTCGCATGGACGAGTTGAACGCTAGAATGGCAGAAGGTCAGGCGCGTGACGTGTTGCGCCAAGGCGAGCGTGCGGAACAAGCGGTGCGCATGAAGGGCGCGCAAGTTAAGAGCGCGCAGCGTGTGGCGATGGGTGCGTCTGGTGTTGATCTCGCTAGTGACACCGCTGTGGCGCTACAGACGTCCACTGACGTGCTTAATGAGATCGATGCTAACACAGTTAAGGCAAACGCCTTACGCGCCGCGTGGGGTCATCGTATGGACGCTGTGACGTATAAGGGTCAGGCTAGGGTTGGCCGCGCTACAGCAAGATCTATAAGTCCGTTCATGCAGGCTGGCACAAGTTTGCTGACAGACAGCGTTAGTATTTACGATAGCTATAAAAGTTTCAAAAGTAGCGGAGCCATTTAATAATGCCAAAGGTTCCAGTTTATCAGCCATCTCAAGTTCAGCCAACCGTTGCGCCGACACAGCGAGTGCAGTCGCCTTTGTCTCCGCAGGCTGCGTCTATAACTGGGCAGCAAATGCAGCAAGCTGGTCAGGCGTTATCTGGGGCTGGAAGTCAACTAGCGCGGATGGTGCAGGACGAGCAGCAGAAGGTTAACAGAGCGCGATTGCGTGATGCCAACAACCAGCTGCGCGCAACTATCAATGAGACCAAACTGGAATATGAGCAGCTCAAAGGTTCTGACATTGTTGGTGGCAAAGAGCCTGTCATGCAAGAATATATGCGCCGTGTTGAAGATGCGCGGCAAAGTATATTTGAAGAGCTAGGCAATGATGACCTGCGTTATGCGTTTACTGAATCGTCAGATGAATTGCTGACGCGATATTCTGAATCGGCGCTGGCGTATGAGGCGGAGCAAGCAGAGCTATACAAGCAAGACATGCTCAACACTGAAATCATAAATGCGTCTGAGGAGCTTGCCCTTAATTATGCGCAGCCAAAATTTGCGGATAATCTACAGTCTTTGTTGCGCGAAAAAGGATTTGACCAATTTGGTTTGAGTGGCGACGCACTAGACCGCTATGTTCAAGACAACATGGCCGAGCTGTCATCGGTAATTTTCGAGGGCATGATTGAGAGAAATGATCTAAGCGCAGCGCGTGATTTTTATGAGGCTGTACGTCCATTTACATCTGAGCTTGCTGACAGAGATATGCGCTTCGAGTTAGACAAGCAAAACGATGCTGCTGAGATTATCGCAACAGTTGATGGTTATGTTGATGAGGGTTTAGATCTCGAACAGGCACTTGCTGCCGTTCAGGAAAAGTACGGCTCTGGTCCTAATAGAGAAGAGGCAGAAAGGCGTGTGCGTCAGGTTTATTCGGATGTCGCTAATGCTCAAACAGCAAATGCGAACGAAGCATTTAATACAGGCTTTGATCTAATTGTAAATCAAGGCAATACGTTTGGCCAGTTGCAAAATTCGCTTGTAAATAAAATGACGGTTCCTCAACAAATTCAGCTGCGAAATCTTAGCGCGCCAAAGCGTAGTGGTCTTGATCAAGAGGCTTATGCTACCGTCGTAGATCTTTTAAGCACAGAGGGCAAAGAAGCAGCTATGCTCTATCTTACAGAAAACATGAATCGTTTTAGTGATAGTCATTATATAAGTCTGGTTAACAGAATCGACAAGGCAAATGATCAAGACATAGAAAGTATTCAGACGATGCAGCAATCCGTTACATCAGCACTTGCCATGGCTGGAATAGATGACACAGAAAAAACAAATAAATTGACTGGAATAGTAGATCTCTGGAGCTTGAACTTCCAAGCAGAACAAGACAAAAAACCGACTGATGTAGAGCTACGTCAATTTATCCAAGAAATGGTGGTTAACGTTAAATTTGAGGGCACAGGGTTGTTTGGGGGAACGACAACAATGATGCCATTTGAATTAATGGGCAAAGCTAAATTTTCAAACATCCCTGACCAATTTGAGCCAGAAGTTGCAAGGGCTTTGCAGTTTACAGATGAAGTGCTGAATGTTGACGAAATAGATCAACTCTATTTGCAGGCTATTGCCGAGCTTAAAAGAGTTGGCATTACAGAGCCATCGCAGTTTGATATTGGTAATAAGATAGAAGAAATTCTAATAGGCAATTCTGCGGCGCAAGAATTTGTACGGGGACAACAATAAAAAATGAGCAATGCCCTTTTCAGTAGACTGCGCCAAAGAGAGCAGGAGCAAGAAGCGCAGCGCGCTGCGTTTAGGGAAAGAACGCAAGAGCTTATCAGGCAAAGAACAACTAATGAGGCCGTTGGTTCCGTTGGCGTTGTGGAGAGCATGAAGCCCAGCAGCGAAGTTGTGAACATCGCTCGACAGCGCAACATGAGTGTAAATTTTGCGCACCAAAACCAGTCACAAATATTAGAGGCTGAGAAGCGTCAGCGCACGTTTGAGATGTTGCAGAACGCGCCTATGCTAGGCCAGTTTCTAAGAGATCCTAATCGCGCAGCTGCCGTTCAAGACAGCCTAGATGAACTAGCAGAGCTTGAAAGAAATCTGGGCGTGCAAATCACGGCCAATCAATTATTGCGAGCGCAAGGCAGGTTAGTCAGTCGCGATACACAAAGACGGATTACAAATAACAATCCTGCCGTTGAGCAGCATTATGCGGCAAATTTAGAAAACGATTTTTCGATCGTTCAAGGATATGCTGCGCAACAAGCTGCACAAGGCGAACGTATTTTTAGCGGCGAAGCTACTGAAGATTTTAAAGGTGCAATTGGTGCATTTTTTGCTGGCACCCTGCCGTTAGCGTTTAAATCACTTGGCGAAACTGGCCGCGTTGGTGCTGAGTTTGCTGCGGAAAGAATTGAGGCTGGCCCCGACTGGATGCAGGATGCTATTCTCTGGCAGCAAATACCGATTAAAGCAGCGCAGTTTGCATTGAAGCAGTCGCCTATTTATCAAACTGATATAGGTCGGCAAATTTTAGATTATGAGCTGCCTACGGCGTCAGAATATTTCAGAACTCAAGAAGCTATTTTTGGTGAGTTAGAACAAGCTGGCGAAGCAGCTATGGAGTTCTTGGAGCCAGAGGAACTGAACTTCGCGCAAAAAGTTACCGGCGCTCTTGGGCAGATTGCGACGCAAGTTGTAGTATCAAGTTTAAACCCAGCAACTGGCGCAGCTATGATGACATCGCAAGGTGCTAGCCAACAAATTTCCAGAATGGAAGCGCAAGGAATTGATGCCTCAAGCAAACCGTTGGCAATCATAGCGGGTGGCGCAACAACATATATTCTAGAAAATCTGCGTCTCAACAGCATTTTCAAAGCAATGCCTAGTGAGCTTAAAGGTGCTGCGGCTAAAGGGTTCTTTTCTAGTTTGCGGCGCGTAGGCGTGCAGGCGGGACAAGAAGCTGTTCAAGAAGCAACTGAAACTGTAATACAAAATGTTATTGCTTTATTTGCGTATGATTCAGATGCAAAAATCTTTGAGGGTGCAGGAGAGGGTGCAGCTGTAGGCGGTACTGCCGCTGCTATATTCCAAACATTTGTCGAATTGGCTTTGCCAAGGAGAGCGCGCACAAACCTTACGGAGCAAGAGGCGCAACAACTTAGTGAAGCGCACCAGATAGTCAGCGCAGCAGCTGCCACAAAATCAAACAAGGATGCTGTCGAAGAATTTATCAACAACGCAAACGAAACGCAGACTGTTGATATTGATGCAGAAGGCTTCCAAGAGCTGTATCAAAGCGATCCTGAAGGCACGAGAACGATGCTTCAGGCGCTTGGGGTCAGTGAAGAGCAAATGGTGGAAGCGATGTCTGGTAACAGCATAACGCTGCCAGCGGCTAAACTGATGACGATGGAAGACAAAGGCCAGTTCGATCAGATACTGGATATCACACGCACAAGTGAAGGCGGCATGACGCCACAGGAGGCGCGCCGTGAAATTGAAGAAGGTCTTGGCCCAGAGCTGACTGAAAAGCTACAGCAAATAACTGAAGAAAACATAGAGCAACAACGCGACGAAACGATTGCAAGAGACGTACAAACGCAACTGATTGCGGCTGGCAGATCGAAGCAAGAAGCTAAAGCGGCTGGCAAAATATGGTCATCGGCATTTGCTTCGTTGGAAGCGATGGGTGTCGATTCAAAAGCAATCTATGAAAAACTAGAGTTGCGTATTAACGATACAACAGAGATAGAACAAGCGGCAAGTCTATTACCGCAGGCGCAAGAGGAGGGTTATGAAGGCCAAGACACAGGCGAGGCCCGTGAGTGGATTAGGGCGCGCAACAAAGGGTTAGACATGTCTTCGGAAGCGCGCATGCAGCGGGCACGAGACATGGGGTTCGACACGGACACAGTGCTGTATCATGGGACGGGCAGGCTCGGCAATTTTGAAGAAGGGTTTGATCCAGCGCTTTCTGGGCAAGGCAACGATCAGTATGGCAGCGGTTTTTATTTCACAACAGATCCGGCTGAAGCGTCAATGTATGCAGGTGGGCAAGCGGGACAAGGTTCGGCGGGAGTAATACCCGCATACAATAAAATCAACAATCCGCTTGTCATCGATAGAAACAAGCAAGCAAGTTTAAGAGATAGCAACGCCAGTTTTACCGAAGAGCAAGTTTATCAAATCATGAAGCGCAATCCAGACATTTATGATCTGGAAAAATCGCCGATCGGTGACTGGGTTGATATTTACAGTGAGGGCCAAGTTACAGACAAAATGCTTCGCGATGTCGCCAAGAATTATGCGGGTCCTGGTCAGTTGCAAATGATTGAAGGAGATTTATTCAGAAATAATTCTGGGGCATTCCGGCGTGCGGTAAATGAAGTAACTGGCATTGATGGCGTTATTGTAAAATTTGACGACAGAGAGCATCGAATTGCATGGTTTCCAGAACAGATCCGCTCTGTAAACGCAGCCTTTGACCTAGATTACGCAGACACACCTGCGTTGTTGGCTCAAGAAACAAATGAAGCTGAAGAGCAATTGGAGGCAGATTTAGAACAGGCAACTGTTTCTGACGCATTAAAAGATGTGTTTGTTCGCAGAGATCCGCATAAGGTTGGCGATGCGGTTATTAAGTATTTTGAGTCTGTGGGAATTGAAACATTTAATGTTTCCAGATCTGTTAACAGAAACCAACAAAAATCATTTTATTTTGATGTCGATGGATTTCCTGAACGCATTCGTATTTCTGATCATGCTGCTAATCAAGATTTTCGTGTAAATGAATTGCATCTCGCTGATGCATTATCAACACAAACTATAAATAATATTGCAAAAATCGCAATGCAGTTAAAACCGTTAGATTTTAAAAACCCAGAATTACAATCTGCTTTGAAAGAGTCTAATAAAAAACTTAGAGATGCAGGCGAGCGAGGTTATGCGTATATATACTCAATTACAGAAGGCACTGTAGAATTTAATCCAGCAATAGAAAAATTTGTCCGACCTACGTTGTTGGCTCAAACGTCTGCGGATTTGCAGCAAACTCCGGTAAGAATAGATGGCACGGGTTCCGGCGGTCGCGTTCTTAATTGGGATTTCGCAAAATTTTTGACCGATCGCCATATGGATACATATGGTCGAGTGCTCGATCCATCAGATCCTGATGATTATGACACGATTTTGCAGTCGTTGTTGCAAGACTATGAAGAGCAGACAGCGCAAGAAGACACCGGAGATGCATGGTACACGGACGATATCAATGAAGCGATTGAACTGACATCGCAGATTTACCCTGAGCTAAACAAACCAGAATTTAGAGATTTGTTCTTGACGGTGACGGCATTGCTGTCGCCGCGACAGAAGCCAGCGGCAAATTGGGAAAACGCAATTTTGGCACTACGATCGTGGGCGGAGACTGGTCGGTTAGAGTTAGCCAAACCTAATGGTAAGCAGTTTGGTGTAGAGGCGCAGCGCACGAGCTTAGAGTTGTTTCAATACATGATTGACACAATGGGTTTGGAAGAGGCAACCAAATGGGTGCAGTCCAAACACACTGGTCGTGAGATGGCGGAAATCCGTATGCAGTCTGGTATTTACCGGAAAGATGCGCCGTCTGACAAAGCAAAAGATTATCTGCCAAGCGAGACTAATCTGACAGAGGCCAAGCTAGGCATTTATATGTTTGGCCCCAAGGTTGGCGACTTTATGCAAAACAGTGTTGGCATCGATCAAAGCGCGGTTACTGTCGATCTGTGGGCAGCACGGACCTATAACCGATATATTGGGCGGTTAATGGATGTTGCGCCAAAACTGGCTGAAGCCAAACAGATCCAAAGCGATGTTCGTGGCCGTGCAGAACGCCAGAACATAACGAAATTATTTCGTGAAGCGGCGCAACAAGTTGGTATCGACCCTAGCGCAATGCAGGCAGCGTTGTGGTATTTTGAACAGCGGCTATACCGAGTTCACGGGATTAAGTCAGACAGCCAAAATTTTTCAGACGCCGCACGCAAATCGTTAACACAAAGAGGTATAGATGTCTTTACAGGACGAGATCAACAAGCTGAGAGCCGAGATGTTGGAACGGGCGCGACAGTCGTCTCTCAAAAAGAAGACGGAGTGGGATCCGAACGCGCCGGAGACGGAGGAAGACGGCTACCGAGCGGGCGCTTTGCGCGTCTTGAAGGTTCGCCGACAGTTAGAGCAGCAACAGGCCCGATCCCGCGCATCGTCGAAGTCGCAGACAAATACGCCAGAGACAACGGCATCCCAGCCGGACGACAAGCCCAATATGCCAGAGTAGATGAAGAGCGTGCAGAACGCATTGCGCAAGCATACGAGGAGATGGAGCATAATCCATCAGATCCCGCAGTACAGGCAGCGTATAATGATCTGGTGCGCCAGACGATCGCCCAGTATGAAGCGTTGTTAGAGGCTGGTTATCAGTTCTACTTTATCGACATAAACAGCGATGTCGGGCTTGAATATGTTGAAAGCCTTTTCAACGCCATGCGCGAATTGCGTGCAGATCAACGCATGGGCGTGTTCCCGACTGATGAGGGGTTTGGCACACTTGATGCGGACGTTGATGATAATCCACTTTTAGCAACAACTAAATATCAATGGCCATTTGGGTCTCCCGATGGTGAGCTTCGGCCAGTTACGGCTAACGACTTGTTCCGCGCCGTTCACGACGCGCTAGGTCATGGGCTGGAGGGCGCTGGTTTCCGTGCGCGGGGCGAAGAAAACGCATGGCAAGCTCATGTTCGTTTGTACACTGGAGCCGCTGTTGGAGCGATGACAAGCGAAACAAGAGGTCAAAATAGTTGGTTAAACTACGGGCCTTATGGTGAGACAAATCGCACAGCAAAAACTGAAGACACGGTTTTTGCTGATCAGAAAACTGGTCTTATGCCAGAATGGACATGGACTGAAGGTCGTGTTCCTGACATGCAGCCTGATCCGCGTTCTCTATTTGCGCAGGAAGGCGGCACGACCCGTGGAACAACAAGAATCATGGGCGAGCTTGGCTCTGGCTCTGTACTTGGTACATCTCCCACTATTGTGAAGCTGCTTGAGGCTGCTAACCAAACAACATTTTTGCACGAAAGTGCGCATGTATTCTTAGAGATATATGCGGCGCTTGAGCAAGAAAACGAACAAGTGGCGGAAATGATGGTTCCGTTGCGTGAGTGGTTAGGCTGGGAAGTTGGTCAGCCTCTTACTGTTGAGATGCACGAAAAGTTCGCAGGCCGTGAAGAGGGTTTCGAGCTTTATATAAAGACTGGCAAAGCGCCAAGCACCGCGCTTGAAAAGGCGTTTGAAGCATTCCGTAAGTGGTTCAATCAAATTTACCAAAGCGTTCGCGGAATGGCTAACAATCTGGACCCGCGTGCGCGTGAGTTCTTTGATAGAATGCTTGCGACTGAAGAAGAAATTGCTGAAGCGCAAATGAAGTTTCACGACAGCATGACAGAAACTGTTCGTGATTTCATGTCACCAGAGCAACGTGAAAAACACAGAGAGTTGCAGGCGTTAGCCAAGAAGGTTGCGACAGATAAATTGTTCCGCAAGCACCTTGAGCAGATGCAAAAGTCTGAGAAGAAACAATACAAGAAAGACAAGGAAAAAATATCTGAGCAAGTGCGCGCAGAGGTTTCCGAATCTCCTGTCTTTAAAGCTATGAGTGCGCTCGCTGATACGGAAAGCCCAGTGAAGCTCAACCGTCAGGCTACGCTAGACATTTTGGGTGATGAAAGAATTGTGCCAGTAGAGCCGTATCTTTCGGAAGAAGGTATAGACCCAGAATTATTTGCTGCCAGCTTTGGTTACGACACTGCCGATCAAATGTTTGCAGAGATCGCAGAAGATCCAGACTACGATGAGATTGTAGAAATCGAAGCGCGTAGGCGCATGGATGATTTACAGAGCGATCTTTTGATCAACCAAGAAAGCGCACAAGCAGAAGCTATTGAGGCGTCATTTAATGATGCACAAGTTAGAAAGCTAAAGGTTGAGCTAGACGCAATTGCTGAAAAAGCATTGAAAGAAACAATACCACTTGCAGCAATTCGCAAGCGCGCACGTGATATTATTGATACCAAGCCTTTAAACGAAATCATCAAACCTGGGAAGTATGCGTTGCAGGCAATGAACCTGCACAAAAAAGCAATCAAAGCTGCGGCAACGCAGAAGTGGGATGATGCTTTCAGGCTTACGCAGCAAGCAATGTTGCAGCATCACTTGGCGCGCTATGCGTTCCAAGCGCGCACAGAGGTAGAAAAAGGCAATCGTTTCCTTGCGCGGTTCGCATTGCACAGAAAGCTAGATCCTAAAAAGATTGCGCCTGAGTTCATTCAGCGCATACGCGCAATGATGGAATTGCCAACAGCGTCTCCAGAAAGACAAGCGCAAATACGTCAGGACTTGCAAATGTTTGAGGAACAGCAGGCAGAAAATAATTTTCCTGTTGCGTTGCCTTCACAAGTTTATGCAGATCAAGATATGACCGAGCGTCGGTCAATGACATTGGAGCAGTTTAGAGAGTTCCGAGATTCGATTAGAAACCTGAACAAAGGCGGTCGCTTGCAATCTGAGCAAGCAAAAGCGATCTCAACTAAGATTAGCACAGAAGCAGCAGACGCTATCTTTGCATCATGGGGCAAGCGAAACCTAAAAGGTTACAGCAGATCTAAAAAATTTGGTGAGAATATAGGTAGCTTTTTAAGGCAAGGCGACGCAGCAATTATTAGATTGCCGTACCTAGCAGCATGGTTGCAAGGCAGAAAAGACAAGCAACCGATCGGCATGGTGCGTGGGGTAATTGTTGATACGTTGTATAATGATCTAAGCGTTGCCGTAAACGCCAAGGAAAAAAGGCTTGCAGCCTTAGATGAAGCTCTTCTGGCTATATTTAAAAAACATAAAATATCTAAAAATGAAATACACGCAAAAGTTAATGTTCCAGAAATAGAAACTGGTGGTCAGATAACAAAAAATGAATTGTTCTCTCTGCTTCTGAACATGGGAACAGCAAGCAATAAGCAACGTGTAACAGATGACGTAACGCTGCAAGGCGATGCGGAACAATTGTTACGGATGCTCGAAAATAGGCTTGATAAAAAATACTTCGATGCTGCGCAAGACATATGGGATTTAATAAATACTCAGCGCAATGATTTGGGCGCAGTGCATTTGCGGCGAACAGGTGTGACGCCTACGTGGGTGGAAGCAGAACAGCTTGTTACAAAATACGGAACGTATGCTGGTGGTTATTATCCTCTTAAATACGATCCTAAAGCAGATGCAAACAGAGATTTGAATGAACGCAAACAAGAAGATGTCTTCAAGCAAAATTCTCATGGGATTGCAGCGAAAGCGCAAACGAAAAGCGGGATGCTTAAAGAGCGTCTTACTAACGTCAAAAGGCCATTGTACTTAAACATTGATGCTTTGATTGAGCATTTTGCTGAGACCGCCACATTTATTGAAATGAGTGAACCAATCGATGCCGCTTGGAATTTAGCAAATAGCAGGCAATTTGGTGAAGCTCTGTCGCAAACTTGGGGTAGTGAATACATCGAAGCTGTAAAAACGATTTTGCGAAGATCGGCTGCTGATGCGGTAGAATCAGGAGAGCTAGGATCTAAGTGGCTAGATAAGATGTTAAAAAGCACAAGAATTAATGCGTCCATTGCAATTCTAGGTTTAAATTTGCCGACCGCAGCATTGGCTCCTGTATCAATATTTCAAACAGTTATTCCTCGTTATGGCATAAAAGTGTTCGCCAGAGGGATGGTTGAGTTTGCTAAACGTGGAGTTAGCTTTGCAATTGATAGCGCAAACACAATGGAAAAAAAATCTCCATTTATGCGTGAGCGTACAAGGCTTATTAATCGTGAAGCCCATGATATTGCAAAACGAAAAATATCTGAAGGTGTATGGAATAAAGCGCAAGCCGCTGGTTTTGTTCCAATGGTTCAGATTGAAAAATACACAGTGTCTGGTCCCTTGTGGTGGGGTGTTTACAAAACATCTCTGATGGATGGACTTAGCGAGCAGCAAGCCATCGCTGCCGCAGATACTGCTGTCGGAACAACGCAAGGATCTGGTCGAGTAATTGATTTATCTGTTATGCAAAGCTCCACAAGCGAACTATCAAAAGCAACTTTGACTTTCATGTATGGCTACGTGTCTGGTTACTATGGCGTCGTTCGAACCGATGTAGCTTTAGCTGAAACAAATATCGCGAAAACTATGCAGATTGTTAAGCACTTAATGGTTTTAAACGTGCTTGCATCAACGATAGAGACGTTAATTAGACAAGGATTGTGGGAGGATGACGAGGAAGATGCTTTCTTGTTAGCTATTCTTTCTCGCATGGGCAGGAACTCAGTTTTAGTACCAGCGCTAAGTAATTTTCTTTCGCGATACAGCTCAACTACCGCATTGGAAGACGTTGTAAAAAAAGGACGACAATCAGCAGAATACGGCTGGAAAAGTTATGATTTTGAATCTGGTGAGATTGATGGCGAAAAAGCACAAAAGGCAGCTATGAAAGCGCTGCAAGCCTTTGGATTTGCCGCAGGGGTTCCTGGAATGACCCAGATGGATAGAGTTATAAGCGTTTACGAAGAAGACGACGATCCCACACTCCCTGAATATTTGATAACGGGACCAGACGATGATAACTAAAGGTAAAAGTAAGAGGCTGACCACATGACTATATCCACAGAGGTCCGCACTGCTGGACCGTACACTGGCAACGGAAGCACAACAGAGTTTGCGTTTGCGTTCAAAGTTTTTGAGGCATCAGATGTTGTCGTTAAGACCACAACGAATGGAACAACAACAACTGAGACGTTAACAACAGACTACTCGGTTACCTTGAACGCGGATCAAGATGTTTCTGCTGGCGGCACTATTACAATGGTTACGCCGCCACTAGCATCGACAACACTCACAATCAGTTCAGATGTGCCGACGACGCAAAACGTGAAGCTGGCAAACCTTGGTGGTTTCTATCCGACTGTTTTCAATGATGCGCTTGATCGCGCAACCATACAAATCCAGCAGGTCGATCAGCGCGTAAGCGACATTAATAGTACACTTGTCACGCCACAGTTCGATACGACGGCGGATTACACGCTGACTGGCGTATGGACACACAACGCAAACGTCGGAATTAATACGGCAAACGGTGATCAGCCTCTGACTGTCATTGGCGGCACACGGATTGGTACTGCTGACGACAGCGCAGCCTCGCAACTATCGCTTGGCGGCGCATCTGGATCTACTGGCAATCACATAATTACAGATGCAAGTGGTAACTTGTCTTTCAATTACGGCAACGCAGCCGTGGGTTCTAGTAGCCTTGCGCTGAGAATTGATACAAGCGGTAATCTGTTAGTTAAGGCGAGTAACATCATATCTGGTGTCAGTGCGCCAGAGGGTTCTGTAACTGCGCCGATCGGCTCTCTGTTTCTAAGGTCTGATGGCGGAACAGCCACTTCCTTGTATGTCAAAGAAAGCGGCACTGGTAACACAGGCTGGATTGGTGTTGGTGCTGGTGCGTCTACAACTAATTTGAACAGCCTATCTGACGTTAGTGCAGGTTCTCCGAGTGACGGACAAGTGTTGTCATGGAGTGATAGTTCAAGCGCGTGGGTTGCTGCCTCACTAGGAAGTGGCGGCGGTGGCGCAACAAGTTTGAATGAGCTGTCAGACGTCACGATTACTAGCGCGGCTGCAAACCAAGTTCTTAATTATGACACAGGTTCAAGCAAGTTCGTAAATACCGCAACACCAACAGTTCAAACTTTAAATGTTGTAAAAAGCGGCGCTGGCTTTACGCAAGGATTGTTGCTAACCAATTATAGTGGCGATGGTGTCTCAATAGATGCAGAGCGTTCTATAGCGTTTAATGCCGACTATAATGACAATAGTGGTGGCTCGCAAAGTGCGATTGTTTTTAAAACTAACAACACAGAACATGTGAGAATTACGTCAGGTGGTTTCGTTGGGATTAAAAACAATGACCCAAAACAAGAATTAGAAGTTCGTGGGCAGGCATTAATTACTGGCACGTCGAGCGCTAGTACAGACATACAAACGATAATCAACACCGGAACGCCTTTGCTAACAGCAGTGCATACGGTTCCGAGCGGTATAACTTGGACCAGCTCTGGTGATACTGAATTGTTGGTTATGCGAGATAGTAACTGTAAAGCTGCCATCGTTACTGACAGTGCTTCAGATTGTGAGTTAAATTTTGGTGATGAAAGCGACCTAGATGTTGGCGGGTTAATTTATAGGCATGTTGATGACTCGTTAATTTTTAAGGTAAATGGATCGCAGCCTGCTAGATTGTTGGCAAACGGAAACATGGGCATTGGTGTGTCTACTCCAGCTGAAAAACTAGAGGTTGCTGGAACAATCAAAGCTACTGCAATTGCAGCGCCAGCCGTAACGCAAGCTAGTGGTGCGCAAACACTTGCAGCTTCCGACATGAATAATAGCATTGTCAGTACGGGTAACGTTACTGTTAATGGAAGCGTTGGTTCCGCAGGTGACGTTGTTATTGTTTACAACAACACGGCTGGCAACATATCTATCATTGACGGCACAATCACAACCATGCGCCTTGATGGAACAACCACGACAGGCACGCGAACAGTTGCGCCACGCGGTATGGCATTCATATTTTTTATATCATCAAGTGAAGTTGTAGTCGGAGGTAAGTCCGTCACATGACAATTCTTTTGCAACTCATGTCGGTTATGGATGGCGGCGAAGAGGTCGGCATTAACTATACGTTAACGCAAGGCACTGGCGGATCAGGCAGTGTAACAGCTGCGGGATTTGATACGAACACTCTTGGTCAAGGTAATTTTGGATCGATTAATCCAACCGCATATGTAGATGCAACATTAAAAACTATTGCACTGCAAATAACAAATGCAGGTGGTGAGCTATTCTTTACGATGCTTGTGCGCATGAGTGGAAACAGAGCGCAAAGTTATTTTAGTGATATCATTTTTAATAACACAATAACATTGGCAACGGATAACGTCAGCACATACGGATATAATTCTGGAAGTGATTACACTTCTTGGACTTGGGCTGGAGATAATCTGGCATCTATCTTCGATGGAAGCGGCAACATAGCAGTTAAAATAGAGTAGGCTGAAAAATGAAAACACAGACTATGGATGTCATTCGAGACGCGACAGGCAACATAATTAACATTGGGCTAGAGATGCCTGAAATGCCAGAGGGTGCGTATGCGTGTAGCGCAGAGATAGTTGACGATGACGGGTTGTTTGAAAAAGATGCGTGGCTGCGCAAGAAGGCAAACCAAGAGTTAAGTAGGACGGATTTCGTACATGCCAAAGCATTGGAGACGCAAAAGATTATTGCGCCCGATTGGAAAGGGTGGAGACAAACACTGCGAGACATCGCAAATGGAAGCGGTCAGGATATTCCGCCAGAGCCAGAACGTTACGGCGATGGCGATGTTACCGCTGAAGAAGTTATCGAAACAGAAATTGTTGAAGTAGAGCCAGAGCCAGAGCCTGCATTGAGTCAAGTGCCGGAAGGTTTGGTTGATCTCATCCGTGAAAACGAACCATACGGCGCGCAAGCTGAAGAGCTTATGGTTATATACAATGCGTTAACAAACAAGATTATGCTCAACCTAGCAACAGATGTCGATCGCGCACTACACAGCAGGCTTGTCGGATCGTTAGACTGGATCAGGCGCAAGGCCGCAGAGGTTATTAGTGCCTAACAATGTCATCCCACCTCAACGCATTTGGACCGAGATTGATCGGTTGACAGTCGAGGTGCGAGGGCTTGAGAACAAAATCGGGCAACTGCCTACCGCCTCTGCAATCGCGGAAAGTGTAAAGCCTTACTTGCGCGGAGATGTGGAGGCGGCTTGGGCGCTACAAAAAGCCGAGCTGCCCAACCTCATACGAGATGCGCTACAAAAACACGAAGAAGAGCGTATGAGAATTAAAATCATGGAGCTAGAGGCTGCTGGTTTAGAGATCGGTCCTGATGGAATGCCGCGCAAAAAGGGTGGTGATCTGCGGTCATGGCTGAAGTCTAACTGGCTCGTCATTGCGCTATTCAGTGGCTTCATGGTATATCAAAATCCAGACACCGTGTGGACTGCTGCACGTTTCCTGTTAGCTATTTTTTAGAGGTCAATATGGCAGAACACGAAGAAGATCGTATCACCTGGTTGGGCGCGTTGCGATACATGCGCGATCAGTTCGTCACAGTGTTTGTAACGGGCTGGCTCTACATTATTCTGTGGGGCGTGGTGACAGGCGCTTTCATTGTTCTGCTTTATATCGACGGCAAGTTCAGTCGTGCGCTTGCACCTGACAGCATTGCACCGCTGAGTTTTCAGGCTATGGGCTGGGTGTACAGGTTCTTTGCAGCCTCGTTCTTAATGGCCGCAGCGCGGTGCGCGTATCAAGGGGTCAAAGGTGGATGGACCTTCAACGCATTGGGCGTGTTTGCGTCTGTTATCGTGTGTCTACACGCCTTCGGGTTTGGCTTTGAAGCGCTATCAGACAGACGTGAGCAGGCGCTTGCGACGCGGCAAATCGCAACGATTGAGGTTGAATCTAACACTGAATTGATTGCCACGCTGGAGGCGCGTAAGGCGCAGATTGATGCGGATACCAATGCGGCGGTTGATAACCTTAACGCCGAGATTAGACAATATATTACCGATGGCTTGAACAATGATGACTTGGCCGATGATAGCCGTGAGCGTCGGACGATGTTGCAGGATATGGCCGCTGCTGAAAAGCGAGCGATTGATGACCAGATCCTTGATTTAGTTGCAAGTCGAAACGATGCGCGAACCGATGCTGTGGAAGAGACGGCTACAGCGAAGCCTTGGGCGCCATTGTTTGTAGGTTTGGCGCAGCTTGCCACGTGGAGCAAGGAACCAACGGACTGGGCGATTTATTTGTGTGCGATTACGTTTATCATTTTCTGGGTGCTACTAGCGGAGGCGCTGGTCATATTCTTGCCGGAAAGATTGTACACAATGCACTTGGCTGATAGAGAGAAAAGCCAGCAGGTCGAGCGAGAACGCTTTGAAAAACGGTCTCAGGCGGCTAAGAAAGGTGCAACAACGCGCAGGCGTGGCACAAAGATTGAGCAGAGCAGGCAGTGGTGGGTCGCACGCATTAGGGACATTACGAATGCACGCAAAGCTGGTGACAGCCCTGAGACAGTAGCGAAGTCTTACGGTTGGAGCCTGACTGCGATGAAAGCCTACCTCAAGGATTGGCTTGATCCGCAGGAAATGAAAGAAATATTTGAGGACGAGAAGAAGCCTGAAGCGGTAGAAGAAGAAGTTGCAGAAGAAGAGGTCGATGATGTCAACGACGACGAGCCAATGCACGAACCTAATAACCCAGTTTGAAGGGTTTAGACCTAGCGCATACTTTTGCCCTGCCGGTCGTCCTACGATTGGTTACGGCACGACCATTTATCGCGACGGACAGCCAGTAGGCATTGGTGACGAAACCGATCTGTTCAGCGCAGAGATGGAATTGACCTATCATGTGCGCCGACATGTTGAGCCGACCATCGACAGACACTTTGGCGGTCTAGGCTTGCAAGCTAATCAGCGTGATGCGCTTGGTTCGTTCATTCACAATATCGGTAGTAACTCAGCCAAGTGGCCAACGCTTAAGCGCCTGATCGTCGAGGATGCGCCTATAGAGGAAATCAGCGATCAGTGGGTGAAGTATCGCCTCGCTGGTGGAAGGCGCTTGCTGGGGCTATATAGACGCCGCCTGGCGGAAGTTTTGCTGTGGCATGGTTTGCCTTGGCAGGCGGCACTAGAGGCGACGTGGCAGACAAACTGGCGATCTCTGGCGGACTGGGTCGATCCTTACGTCCAGAAAGTTCAGCAGGGCATGACGACGCAAGAGGCTAACGAGACAGAGCTGAACCGCGTCACCCCACGCGAAGAACGCGAAACACCTGCCCTGCCCCCACCAACACCCACTGCTGCCCATTCCAGCCCATCTCAGCCCACGATTGCGGTTCCAGCCGAGCAGGTTCCATATGCTGTTAACCAAGATCGTCCGGTCAAAAGTCTGGAAGAAAGCAAGCGCGTAATGGGTCACGTTTACGAGCAGGTTGGAACATCCGTTGTGCGCGTAGGCGCTGGTCTGGGTATCGGGTCGTTTGGTTTTGTCGGTGCAGATCCTGTTCTAAGCAATGCGCTGGTCGCCTTGTTTGTGGTCGCTGCGGTCGCCGTCACAGGTTACATTATCGTGGAATACGGGAAATGGAAAAAGTGGCGCGGCAGGCAAGAAGCTGAATCATTATTGGTGTAAGGGACACTTGACTATGTTGTTCGGAATATTTAACTTCTTAGCGAGGAACCCGATAGCCCAGGCGATTGCTGCTGCGGTTGGGTTTCTTATATTTTGGAAGACAAACAATGCTTACCAACGCCGCAAGGGGCGTGTGCAAGGTAGGCTCGAAGTCAGTGAGGCTGTAAATGAAAAGACCAATGAGATTATCGAGAAAATGGAAGATGCTAGCAGGGAGCTTGATGCTCTTTCCGATAGCGAACTGCACGACGCTGCCAGAGCCAGTCGTTACAATCGCGGAGCCACTGTGCGATCAGATCCAGCCGATTGAATATTCGATGCGTAGCAAGGATGGCGACTTTGAAAGTCGTGAAAACATCTACGACACGGATGAGACTGCGATCAAAATCTTCAGGCTAAATACTAAGATCCTAGCAGCCTGCGGAACCTGATATGCCGCGACAGCTAATGCCAATGGCGAATGAGCGAGAGCCGTTCGCCAGAAAAATCGTGCGCCATGATTTTAGGCAGCGTCCTAAACTAGCCAAGGCTTTAAACCTGATGGCTGACAGCACAATGATTTTGTTTGCTGGCGGGATCACAGTTGTTACAATCTACACATTGAGCTGGTCATTAGACTGGGCAGTCAATGAGCATACTTATCTCAATGCAGGTAAGACGCTGTGTGCTGCACCTTACAGCCCGACACGGCTAGAGATATGCAGCAGCCGATCTCGCATGGACCCTTATTGCATGGAGCGTGGGGAGACAGACATCGAGCGTGCGTTCGAGTTCAAGGCCAGCATCTGCCCCCAGCCTCGTCCTCACTACATGACGTTGGGCAGAGAGCTAGAGTCAGAAGAGCCGATGCCTCGTTTGTTGCCGACTTCAGATCAGATAGCGATCATGGAGCTGGAGGCTAGGTTGAACTATTCCAATTAAACAAAAAAGACGAATTGACGGATCGTAATAATACCGCTATGTTCGGCATACTGAAAAGCTCCTTTGGAAATGTTTTTCGTGAGGCCACGGTTTGGAGTTGCACCTTCGCCGTGGCCATTTCTTTTAAACACAAAAGAAAGGGGCGACCGAAATCGCCCAATCAAAGAAAAAGCCGCGCTTCCAAATGGGGGGGGAAGAAGCGCGGCCTCAGATCGTCTTGCGTTTTGGGACCAAAAGGAGAAAAAAAGAAAGGCCCAAATTGGTTTTAAGACGTATCGATAAGTTTTGTCAAATCAATTTTTGGACCTGTTGCTGGACACCAAGGATTTTTGTAATTCAAGGCTCCACCTTTTCTAACGTCCATCCTGCCCTGCTTGCTAGCAATGGCAGAGCGGCTGACATCAAACTTCACGCCTAGTTCTCGCAAAGTCCAACCTTCTCTAGTCAGCTCAACCAGCTCTGCCTCTTCTTCTTCAGTCCAGTTTTTCATTAATCCTCCGCATATAAATCTAAAGCCTCATCTATGCCAAAAGGCGTCATTCTCTTTATCCACATACTAATCGCTGATGATGTTACACCTTCGATGCGAGCAATATCAGTGACAGACATTCCGTTTTTAATTTTCTTTAGCCGTTCTCGTATTTTATCAGGCGGCAAACTGTTGCGCTTGTTGTTATAAGCAATTTCTTCGGCAAGATTAGGCCATCGCTTCGTCACAGCCTTATATGCCGCCACGTTCGATACACCCCAAGCCTTGCCAATCTCACGATATCCTTTGCCTTCTGCAACAATTTGTATCGCCTTTTTCTTTCTGACGTACCATTCGGCTTCTGATTTTTGATTCATTTTTCCGCTAGTCACCACCATTTCCAATGCCAGGAAAGCCAAAGTCACGACGCGCAACGCTTAGTGTCACAAGCACACCAGCTAGCACGTCGAGCGCCTGTAGCATTACCAGCGCCAGAAAACTGGCATTCTGGAAACCATTGACGGCAAATACCAGCAACACCATGAGCGTCAGTAACACGGTTGAGAATGCGTGGTCGGCTGTACTGATGTTCTTGATGCTGACTGATTTCGCTATCTCGACGCCGAGCGCAATGATGCCAAGACCGACGATGAACTCGCCACCTGTCAAGCCAATCGACTTTCCAACGAGGGTCGGAATAAATATGATATCTATTAAGTCCACGCTGGTTAGCGCAGACAACACGCAATAAATCCCGAATGGGATTGCCATAGTCGGCAGGGCTGGTGCTATCTTTAAAATGTTCATTGTTCGTTCCTTTCGACAACTGTACCATCAAACTTGCGTTTGAATTTTTTATTGAAACCGCCTCCGCCGATTGGCTTGTATCTGCCTTCAGCTTTAGCTTTCTTGCGTCGAGCATACTGGCCTTTTCGTCCAGCCGCCCGGTCACACTTTGCGCGAACCGCACAATCTTTTGCAGTCTTGCGAGAGTGATGTTTCCGGCAAAGCACTTGAGCATTTTCAAGTGTGTTTTCACCACCTTGCCAGCACGCCTTTATATGATCGACTTCGTTTGCAGGCTCCTCACAACCAGTTAGCTCGCAAGTGTGGTTTGCACGCTCCCGAGCAAGCTGTTTCGTTTTTGCGCTGAAGTTCGCACGCTTCATTGGCTCGCCTTTGCAAAGGTTCGATTTGTTGCGTTTTCTGTCCGCCACACATCGATCATAGCTGCCGCAGCAGCACGCCGATCACGCGCATGGTAGTTGGCTTCAGCCAGAACGCGAATGCACTCTAGCTGGCCTGTATATTCGTCGTGGTTCAAAGCGAATAGCTCTTGCTTCGAAACACTGGTCTCAAGGCTCGACGCCATTAGCCTGGCTTTGACAACTTTCAGTCGCTCTTTTTCATACTCGTGCGCTGCGCGTGTGTGCGCTGCCTCGCCTTCACGATCTGCTAGTATCTTCAAAGCGTGCTCAACTTGTTCATCAGTAACCATAATTACCTCCCAGCCGATCTTGCTTCATCGCGCTTGCGTGCATACTCACCACGCAGGCTGTCTGCATAATCAGCAGGCATTCCCTGCAAATCATCTGACCATGCGTCTTTCCACGCTTCAAGCTCCGCAACGCTATTACAAGACATGATGCCATTTTTGAGATTTTTAAACAAATCTTTGACTTCACGGTTTGACCTGTCGCCTTGATCCAGAGCGCCTACTTCAGCGCGTGGTGGTGCTTTGCGTTGCTCTGGTCTCTTGCTTGCAGCGTTTCCGTCATCGTCATCTGGCGCTGCGCCTGCAATGGCTAGTGCAGCATAACGACGACCATAAGTTATGCACGAACCTATGCCTTGTGGATCTGCTTTTACAGGTTTCATGGCCAGCGTGCTTTCCATCCACTCGCCAGACGTGTGCAGCACCAGCGTTGTGACAGTCACGCGGCCCTGATCATCGGCTGCTGGTGACTGAATGAGGCTGAACCCGTTGTCATTCAATGGCGGCAGCACTGCGTCCAGTACGTTAGATAGATCTGCATACTTGCTTCGAAAGTGCGGGTTTGTCTGGTTCTTTGCTACGATACCCAGTGATTGTTGCGCTTTGACAAATGATTTGGCGAACTCAGTGCGTGTCTCAGACCAACGTACAGTTTCAACGACATTTTTAATAATAGTATCCATTATGCTTCTCCCAATGCAAAAATTTCACGATAATCTTCTTCGGTAACTTCGTCCTCACTATTCCAGTAAGCGACTTCTTTTACTGCCGCGCCATCACGCGCAATCACGTGACTTGTCTCCTCTGCGGTCAACCGCACGTAGATCGTGGTTTCGTTGCCTTTGACAACTTTAACAGTGTAATGTTTCATGCTTTTTCTCCTCTGCATTACAAACACTAATAAACTATCGCTTGACAGATATCAAGTGCCTGTTAAAAGAAATTGTTCGTAAAAAAATGGAAAACAATATGAATATTAAGACCGCCCGAAAGATCGAGGGATTTACGCAGCAGGAGTTAGCTGACCAGCTTGGCTGCACTGCCGCGCACATATGTGGCATCGAAAAGGGTAAGCATTCGATCAGTTTGCATATGGCGATAAAGCTGATGCAAGTTTTACCACATCTTAAGTTAGAAGACATGATGCAGGAGAATCATTATGAGAATTAAACCAGAATGGCTTGAGCTACTAGAGTACCACAGAGATGACTATCTGGAATACGCACGCGACGCAGCACGCTGGCTGCTTGAAGAGCGTGAGACTATTACAATTGACGATGTGCGTGAGATATGTCCGCCGCCACCAGATATAAATCCGTGCGTGATGGGTGCTGTGTTTAGAACAAAAGACTTCGAAGGGACTGGCGAATATGTTGGTTCGCGCAGGAAAACATCACACAACAGACCAGTCCAGCGGTTTCGTCTAGCGGTTTAAAATGGGGGACAGTTGGTTCAAGTGTGACCCCGCGACTTGGTTGCGAGGGATGGAGGGCTTAACCATCGAAGAACAGGCTTGGTACACACAGATTATCATGCGGATGTATGACACTGGCAGGCCGATCAGCGCGCCAGATAAAACGATTGCAAGGTGGTGTGACAGTAATGTTCGACGTTGGTTGAGGGTGAAAGAAAGTCTTGTGGAAAAGGGGAAAATTATTGAGCTGCCAGATCATGGAATTGTAGACGAAAAAGTCATCGAAACGATCTCTGACCGGGTGCATGGAAGTGGCAAAGTTAGCTCGAAATTTATCGAAGAATTTACCGAAATCGAACGTGCGCTTTCGCAAGTTTCGGGAAAGTTTCGCGAAAGTTTGGCGAAAGATTCGGGAAAGATTCGGGAAAGATTTGCGAAACATGATGCAAGTTTCGCGAAAGATTCGGGAAACATTCGCGAAACATCGTCAGAAAATCCAATAAAATCAAAAGGCCCAAAACAGATGTTAGATGTTAAGATAAAGAAAGAAGAAAAAGATGCCATCGCGCTTGCCCTAAGTAGGCTGCGCGATGGCTGTAAGAGTGACCCTGAAATTGCAACCTTCGATCAGCTAGTTGGGTGTGTATCCGGGGGTGATGAAAACACCATTATTTTGAACAGCCCTTTTATGGCTGATCTCGCCAATGAGAGATTACGTAGACCTCTAAGAATTGCAGAAGTCGAATTAGAGGTCAGCCGTGTTTTATAAAGATAAACTCCGAAAATGTATTGAAGCAGCGCAGCCGTTTTTCAAAGCAAAGATTTCTGTCAAAACTTTGATGACTGCCAGCAAATCGCACAAATTTACGCAACCCCGTTTTTTCATCATGGGTATGCTGTATCAGTATAGCCATTTAAGCGGACCTCAAATTGCTAAAATGCTTGGTTTAAAGGATCACAGTACAGTTTTGCATGGTGTTGATCGAGCGAATCAAATTTGGGGTGAAACTGTTTTGCGCCAGGCGTATGAGCAGATTTTTGAAAAAGAAGAGTTCGAAAACAAAAAATACACGTTTGTGAACGGTGAAGGATGGGTTCTAAAAAAAGATTATCAAGCGAGGCTTGACGAAGAATTGTAAGTCTGTATTATAAGTGCAAGTTATGAATTGGAGAAAACATGGCACTACATACTTTTGAGAGAGATTTTGAGCGGCTAGAAAACGACTGGTTCGAATTGCATGGAGATCGGGTTAAGGCGTTGGCTCGCAGCTACAAAGTGCTGATGGCTCATCCGACGCTGAAGGATGATCTGGAAGGATTGGAAATTGGTTTAGATACGGCGATTGATAGCATGGACTGGAAGTGTCCAAACGGACTGTTAGATGATCGTGAGTGTTACACGCTGGCGCACGATCTTGTGAAGGACTGGATGAAATGATTGATCTGAAGGTTATTTTGTTCGCGAAATGGAAAGAACTCTGTGCCTGGGTTTTTGTTGACGAGTACCCAGACGAAGAAAGACACTCGTTCTGGGAGTGGTGGAAAATTAAAATGAGGGACTAACCAATTGACAAAACAGCAGAAGATAAACATCCAAACCTATTACGATCCGAAACCTATTCCGATTCGACGATTTGACTGGGAAGCCGTTGATTATGACACGCTGGATTACGACAGCGTCACAGGATTTGGCGCAACAAAAGAAGAAGCAGTAGCTAATTTGATGGAGCGTCTTGATGACATTGAGTAAGGCAACACAACCCAGCTTCAGAGAAGCCTATTTTGAAACCTACGTCCCAAAAAGAGGAAAAGTGCCTTTGGGCAAGTGTGTGAAGTGGTTGGTGGTCGATGGCAAAGCCGTGCAATGTGGCAAGCCATGCAAGCGGCAGAGGTGTAATAATTGTGCTTAAGTTATTAGATTTATTTAGTGGCATTGGTGGCTTCAGTCTTGGGCTAGAGCGCACCGGGGGATTTGAAACAGTAGCATTTTGCGAGATTGAGGACTACCCTCGTAAAGTGTTGGCAAAAAACTGGCCGGAGGTACCGATTTATGGAGACATCAGAGAACTTACAGCCGACACTCTTCGAGCAGACGGAATCAGAATTGACGCAATCTGCGGAGGCTTTCCGTGCCAAGACATCAGCACGGCTGGAAAAGGTACAGGAATTGAGGGCAAAAGGTCTGGCTTATGGAGCGAGTACGCTCGCCTTATTGGCGAGTTACGACCGCAAGTCGTCTTCGTGGAGAACGTCGCAGCACTGCTTGGTCGAGGGCTTGACAAAGTTCTCGGAGACTTGGCCGAGATCGGGTATGATGCGGAATGGCATTGCATACGAGCTAGCGCCTGTGGGGCCTGGCATCACAGAGATAGGCTTTGGATTGTGGCCTACGCCACGAGCGAACGATGCGGAGAAGCGGGGCAACATAGCCAACAATCCGAGGAATGGCCTGCCAGCAGCGGTGAAATACTGGCCGACACCGACAGCTCATCTGCAAAACGAGGGAGCCTATCCATCGGAGTACACTCGCAATACTCCATCCCTAACAGCGCAAGCCGTTCACATGAATTTCTTACTTACGCCTTGCGCGGGAGACAATCGAGACCGTGGCTGCATGAAGCATCCCTCAGTTCAGAGACGCATGAAGATTGGAAAGCAACTGAATTTATCAATGGTTGCTTCGCCCCGATCTGGGAAACTGAACCCGGACTGGGTAGAGTGGTTGATGGGGTTTCCGGCAAAATGGACCGACACAGACTTAAAGCCCTTGGAAATGCCGTAGTCCCGCAAATCCCGGAGCTGTTAGGGCGAGCATATCTCGCTAATATTGACTAAATCGTTATTCTTAGTAAGGCTTACGAACCTTGTTTGCAAACAGAGGAAAAAAACATGGCACAAGTTGATCTACCAGAACCAAAGAATGTTGGTGAGTGGGCCTTAGACCTGCTCATCGTAATCGCAGCAGTTAAAATTAGTTCGCTATTCTTGCTCCAGCCAGAAGTAACAGTTGGCGATCAGCCACTAGCTGTCGCAGCTGTCGCTGGTATTGGCGCACTGTCCTATAAGCTGGCACGTCGCTGGGTGGCGTTTAAGTAATGGACGAGGTTCTAGCGATCCTGGCTGAGAAGATTTCTGAAAAGGAAACAGAACTCAGCAAACTGCAATCAGCCTATGATTGTATCGCGGACCTGTCTGCTGTTGTGGCTCCAGCCGTTGAGGAAGTCGAAGTAGACGACCTTGGCGACGAGCCATTTGAAGAAACAGCAGCAGAAGCAGATCCAATGGAAGCACTTGATGATTCAGAGCGTGTCATCATCGATGCCACTGAAGAGTATGACGAAGACTTGAACAAAGTCGAACAGCCATACATGTAAATTTATGGGGGCTGGGTCCGCCTAGCCCCTACATTTTCGAGGTAACATGGAAACAGCCATTGTCATCATTTTAGCAATAGGCTGGTTACTAATGGAGCTTACAGATGCTTGATCTAATTATCCTGTTTGGTGTCGGATACCTAATCTTCAAAGATTTCGTGACCAAAAAAGATGACTGAGCTTTTCGCAACCATAGGCGTATGGGCTGTCATAATTGCGTTTTTTTACATTGCCTGTGAAGCCATCTGGCAGGGGTCTAAATTTATATACAGACGGATGCGAGATAAATGATGTTCGAGGCGCTTGTGTTTTGTTTTTTGGTTAACGCAGTTTTCGTTCTAATTTTTGAAAGTTTTTAGAGTTAGTGTCTCTCACGCCCAAACAAGAGAAGTTCGCGCAAAACGTCGCTAAAGGCATGAGCTTAAGTGATGCCTATAGAGCGAGTTATGACGCATCAAAAAGCAATAAACAAACCGTTAATCAGCGAGCGCACGAGATCAACGGCAAGAGTGAGATAACGGCTAGGATCAAACAGCTCAAAGAACAGCTATCTGAAAGGCAGTTGTGGAGCCGTGAGGACAGCATAAAAAAACTAATCGAAGTGATGAGTGATGCGCGTCCGAATGATATCATCGCTGCGATCAAAGAGCTAAATAACATGCAAGGCTTTGCCGCTCCGAAGAAGATGCAGATTGAAGCTGAGATGAACTTGCAGGTTGTGACCGGAGTGCCTGACCCAGAATGACAAAACTGGATCTTCAGTATTACCCACGTGAATGGCAGCGTGAATGTCATATGAAGCGCAAGCGTTTTACTGTGCTGGCGCTACACAGGCGAGCAGGCAAGACAGAGCTTGCAATCATGGAATTGATAGACAAGGCGGCACGCTTCGACAAAGAGCTGGGCTTGTACTTCTACATCGCACCGTTTCTTAAGCAGGCCAAGGCGATCGCATGGGCGCGCCTGAAACAAAAGATCGAGCCGCTGCGTGTAGCTAACGCAGTAGAGGTAAACGAAAGCGAGCTGTCGATCAGGTTCAAACACAATGGCGCGTTGATCCGCGTGTATGGCGCAGACAATCCAGACGCAATGCGTGGCGTCCGCTTGGATGGCGTCGTGATCGATGAGGTTGCCCAGACAAAGCCAGAGGTGTGGACGGAGATCATCCAGCCTGCATTGTCTGACCGTAAGGGCTGGGCTTTCTTTATCGGTACGCCCAACGGGATCAATTTGTTCTCTGAGCTGTTCTTCAAAGCTAAGTCCCTGCCCGATTGGTTTAGCGCACGCTACACGGTTAACGATACACATAGCCTGGATGTCGAAGAGGTTGCGCGCCTGAAGCGTGACATGACTGAGAACTCGTTCAGTCGGGAATATCTATGCGACTTCAGTGCAAGTGGTGATGACCAGTTAATTAGCCTGTCAGATGTCGAGGGTGCCACGCAGCGCAATTACGACGTGTCTAAGTATGGCTGGTCGCCACGTATTCTAGGCGTTGATCCTGCGCGCTTTGGTGATGACAAGTCGGTGATATTTCCGCGTCAAGGTTTACGTGCTGGCACGCCGCTTGTGTTCAATGACATAGACAACATGGACTTGGCCGCACGTGTGGCAGAGAAGGCGCGTGAGTGGAACGCAGATGCCATATTCGTGGATGCAGGCAATGGCAGTGGTGTGATTGATCGACTGCGCCAGTTAAATGTTGATTGCATTGAAGTGTGGTTCGGTGGCAAGCCTATCGCAGAGCGTTACAAGAACAAGCGCACCGAGATGTGGTGTGAGATGGCTGACTGGATACGCATGGGCGGATCGATACCAAATGATGTAAACCTGAAACAAGATCTGGCTGCGCCAACATACGATTACGACATGCAGGGTCGTCGTCAGCTTGAGCCAAAGGACAAGATCAAGGCGCGTGGATTGCCATCGCCGGACATGGGCGATGCACTTGCTCTGACGTTTGCAATGCCAGTTGTTGCAAAGACCGACAAAGAGATGTTCCTTGAGCGTCATGGACGTGCGCGTGACACTCGTGAATACGACCCAATGGAGATGCTATGATTACTATCAAACCGATCGTCGCGACAGATCATATTGAGGCAATGGCTCCGTTGTGGGTTGATCATAGGGAAGAGCTGACAACAAACAAAGAGCTGATGGTTTTGAAGCCTGACATGGAAACATACATCAGGCTTGAGGATGGCGGCCACTTGCTGTCTCTTGGTGCGTTCGATGGCAATCTGTTGGTTGGTTATAGCCTGAATATCAACCACCCTATGTTGCATTATGCTGATGTCATGGCTTGTCAGAATGACGTGCTTTACCTTGATCCTGCATATCGTTTGGGCAGCGCAGGATTGCGACTGATACGTACGACCGAGCGTGCAGCTAAAGAGGCAGGTTGTGACATCATGCTGTGGCACGCAAAATATGATACGTCGTTGTTTGCCCTGTTGGAAAAAATGAAGTATCGAACACAGGAAGCAATTTTTACGAGGGTGTTGTAATGGCTCTATCCGCAACCATCGCAGCGGTCGGCACCGCAGGTTCAATTTACAGTGCAAATAAGCAGGCTAAAGCGCAGAAGCGTGCGAGCCAGCAGGCAGCCAGGCAGGCAGAGGCGGCACAGCGCCAAGCGCAACGTGAGTTCAACGCAGCCAATCAGAAATCACCAAACATAGCAGCGATTATGAAGCGCAATCGTGCGGCAGGTAGTGGCGGCATTGGTGGCACATATTTGACAGGCGCGGGTGGGGCCGCACCAACAAGCGGAATGCTGGGACGCACAACACTGTTAGGATCGTAATATGAGAACCCCACGCCATAAGCTGGAGCAACGATGGTCTGCGATTAAGAATGAGCGTTCCTCGTTCATAACGCATTGGCGTGAGATCAGCGATTATGTGATGCCTCGCTCTGCGCGCTTCTACAAGACTGATCGCAATCGTGGCGGCAAGAAGCACAACGCTATCTTCGACAACACGGGAAGTCAGGCGCTCAAGATCTTGGCTGCTGGCATGATGGCTGGGATGTCGTCACCAGCCCGACCGTGGTTTAGACTGAGCCTGCCAGATGATGACTTGATGGAAAACCCATCGGTCAAAGTGTGGCTTGCTGATACGCAGCGTCGAATGCTCAACGTGTTTGCCCGATCGAATACATATCTGACATTGCACAGCGTGTATGAAGAACTAGCGGCGTTTGGCACGTCAGCTGTTATCATGATGGATGACTTTGAGCGGACTATTCATCACTACCATAGCCCGATTGGCGAGTTCGGCATTGCTACAAACTACAAGGGTGACGTGAACACTTGCTATCGTGAGTTCGAGAAGACGGTTGGCGAGCTGGTTGGCGAGTTTGGTTATGATGCGTGCAGTCGCACGGTTCGCAAATTGCATGACGCTGGTAATCTGGACAGCTGGATACCTATTATTCATGCGATCGAGCCACGTGTCGATCGTGATCCAAACATGCGTGACAGCAAAAACAAAGCGTTCAAGAGCTGTTACTTCGAGGCAAGCAATGAGGACGGCAAGGACAACGTGCTGCGCGAAAGCGGATATGACACGTTCCCTGTAATGGCTCCTCGCTGGCATCGCATGGGTGGTGACATCTACGGGTCGTCACCTGCGATGGAAGCGTTGGGTGACATCAAGCAGCTACAGCATGAGCAGCTGCGTAAGGCTAACGGCATTGACTACATGACCAAGCCACCATTGCAAGTGCCGAGCAGCATGAAGCAACGTGAGGTGGATTACTTGCCAGCTGGTGTGACATACGTTGACCAGACGGGTCCACAGAACTCTGTTCGTACTTTGTTTGATGTCAACATAAACCTAGACCACTTGCTGATGGATATTCAGGACGTGCGCGGACGCATACGTTCGAGCTTCCATGCTGACATGTTCCTGATGCTATCCGGCGGTGACACGTCACGCATGACTGCGACCGAGGTTGCAGAGCGGCACGAAGAGAAGATGCTTATGCTTGGCCCGGTGCTTGAGCGTTTGCAGAACGAATTGCTGAAGCCTCTGATTGACGAGACGTTCACAAAGATGGTGAAGACTGGCAACATTATGCCGCCACCTGAAGAGCTGCAAGGCGTGGATCTGGATGTCGAGTTTGTGTCCATGCTGGCGCAGGCGCAGAAAGCTGTTGGTGTTAACAGTGTTGACAGGTTTACATCGAACCTTGGCATGATTGCGCAGATGAAACCTGATGTACTTGATAAGATCGACACTGACACGTGGGCTGACAAGTACAGCGACATGCTTGGTGTAGACCCAGATTTGATTGTCTCGAACGAAAATGTTGCAATCGTGCGACAGCAACGTGCAGAAGCGCAACAGCAAGAGCAGCAGATGATGAACATACAGGCGCAAGCCGATGCTGCTCAGAAACTTGGCACTGTTAAGACAAATGAAAGCAACGCAGCCAGTGACATACTGAACATGTTTAGTGGATATCAAACACCGAGCGGGGTTGAGGTCTAATGGCACGCACGCATGGAACCGCATGGCCTTGGCTGTTAGCTGACAACAGCGAAAGGATCATCGGGCTTCGTGTTAGAATTCATGTGGTCAACGCAGAGCGCAGACGTTATACTAGAGCACAAGGACGCACAAACAAATCCTGTGCGTCCTGCTACGCCATCGGTGATGGTGACAATGCAACGAGTGGCATAGGAGGTAATTGACATGCCCATGGTCGGAAAAAAGAAGTTCTCATACACTGCTGCTGGAATGAAAAAAGCCAAGGCTGCGTCGAAAAAGAGCGGCAAGAGGATGACAACATCTGCGCGTAAGAAGAAAAAGTAATGCCGAAGAAAGATGCACGTCTCGCTCGTGCTGGTGTGTCGGGTTACAATAAGCCCAAGCGCACACCTGGCCATAAGACCAAGAGCCATGTTGTGGTGGCGAAATCTGGTAGTCAGGTAAAGACGATCCGGTTTGGTCAGCAGGGCAAGACGGGATCTCCTGACGGCACTAAGCGCAACAAGTCTTTCAAAGCGCGACATGCAAAGAACATAGCAAAGGGCAAGATGTCTGCTGCTTACTGGGCCAACAAAACGAAGTGGTGATGTGATGGCTAAAAAAGGATTGTACGCAAACATTCACGCCAAGCGTAAGCGGATTAAGGCGGGAAGCGGTGAGAAGATGCGTAAGGCTGGAAGCAAAGGTGCGCCAACGGCCAAAGCGTTTAGGAAATCGGCCAAGACAGCTAAAAGGAAATAGTCATGGGACAGCCAGTAGTAAGCCAAGCGTTGGAGACCCAGACGGTCACGATCGCGAATGGAGCAAGTTTAAGTGGTTCAGTTGATCTGGGTGGTCGCAAGTTGTGCGCGATTATTATGCCAGCAGCGTGGACTAGTGCGGCGATCACGTTTCAAGCAAGCATGGACGGGTCTACGTTCTATGATGTGTACGACGCTGCGGTTGAACGTAATGTGAGTGTAGGCGCGTCGTATTATAGCGCGCTGGCTATAGCTGACTATATCGGCATTCGTCATTTGAAGCTGCGTTCTGGCACGTCCGGTAGTGCTGTTAACCAGAGCGCGGACAGAGTAATTACGTTGGTACTGCAACCATGATATTGAGATGGCTGAAACTGGGATATGTAGGCGTGCGCGATGTCGTGCGGACTGTGGCTGAACAGTTTAGCGATCTTTTAACTTCTGAGGAGGCGGCTGGCAACACCAACGTCTTCTACAACCCTGCGGATCTGACTTCGCTTCGCGTAAATACAGACGGATCTGGTGGACAGCCTGTGGTTGGCGATCCTGTTGGGATGATGCTGGATACCTCACAGTTCGGAGGCAAGACCGCAGAGGATTATCTGGCTGGGGCGACTGAGTTGGTGACTAATGGGACATTTGATACGGATGTCAGTGGGTTTACTGCTGCAAACGCAACAGCAACTTATGTTTCCGGGGCTATGCGTGTTGAGAACACGGCCGCCAATGGGTCGGTCTATCAGTCTTTTGCCACGGTTGTGGGCAACTATTATTTAGTTGTATGTGATGTTTCTGGGGACATAACGGGACGCGTCACCAAGAGCGATACTAGCGCGATGTTTGGTTCAAATTGGGTTAATCTGCACCACCAAGTTAGCTCTGGCGAATCGCTGGTTTTCCAAGCCACCGCGACAACAAGCTACATTCACTGCGGGATCAGTTCTGGCTCCACTGGTTTACAGTCTAATTTTGATAATCTCTCCGTAAAAGAAATCCCCGGCCACCACGCGATAGCCCCTGCCGATTCTGCCCGACCTGTCTTATACGACGAGTTCGACATGACGGCTGCTGCGCTTACCGATAATGGGACGAGAACTGAGATATCCGCAGAGTACCATGCGCAGGCTGGAACCTTGCCTACCGGACTTGGTGAAGGTGAATATATCATAAGAAGAAGCTCTGACGGTTCACAACATTGGTGGTACGAAAGTCCTGAATCCAAAGAAGGGGGAAACCTTGGGCGAACATATGAAATTACATATACGGTTTCAGATGACTCAACTGAGGCTGGTTCCACAGGCGAAATAGAAACGGAGGCCGGAAGGGTTCTTAT